TCACCCATGTGCTGGAGGGTACGGCGCTTTATAACGAGCTGGCAAAGGTAATTACGGAGTATGCCAAGACCAAGGGCGAATACCAGAGCCGGTATGACAGCCTGGAAAAGCTGTATGAGGGCATCGAAAACGCCAATGTGGATGCAGAATTGGTGGCTGATCTGGTGGGCGATTATCTGTTTACGGACAGCGATTTTGTCAGCAGGCTTTCTACGGAAAACAGAAATGTGTTCCAGAAAATCTATGACGAGATCAAATACCTGGTAAAGACGGCCACAGCAGGCAGCCCGGAGGCCAAGAAGCTGCTGGAAGTGCAGAGAGTGTTTGAGAAGGCTTATAGGGCAGTAAAAAACACCGCCGAGGGCGGTGTGAAATATTCCCTTGTAGGCCGTGATGCAGACGGCATCGAAATCTACGAAACCAGCGATGATACAAAGAAACTCAGCTACCCGGAACGAAAAAAGGCGCTGCTAAACTCTGTCCTTAATGAATATAGAGGCAGAACAGCGAAGTTCACCAAGGGAGATAAAACATACTACGCTTTCTATGACGAAGCCGGTGTGCGAAAAAACCTGTATGGTGATAGCAAATCGGACAAGCAGGGATTCAAGGCAAAGGTGAATATCGGAGCAGATGGTAACTATATTGAGCTGGCCGAAAACGCACTGTACACTGGAAGCTCCGCAGAAACCGGCAAAACCACTGCATCCGGGTTCCATGATGATGCAAAATCCTGGGATTACTATATCAAAACCATCAAGAGCGATGGCCAGTATTTTGATGTGCTGATCAATGTAAAGGACACTGGTAATGAAAACTATGTGTATGACATTACATTGAAAAAAGCAACATCGTTGCCAAGCCACAATGGGCTTTCTGACGGCAACTCTGCTGCTTCTACTGATAAGGTAGCACAAAAGGAAGAAATTGTCAAGTATTCCCTTTCGGATTCCGATGGTAAGCAGGCTGAGTACGGCAATTACAATGTGTACGGCAAGGACATTGCGCTGGAAACTGCGGAGGATATTGGGCCGGTGGCGGAAACGGCTGCGGTGGTGGATGCACCGGTAGCTGACAATGTATTCACCGAAGAAGAAATGTTCCCGGATGATAACGGGCCGATGGAAGATTGGCGTGAGCAGTTTGAATCCATCACGGACGAGGATGCACCGGCAGAAACAGAAACGGTGTATGACGAGTTGGGCGATGAAGTGGAGCTTTCCCAAAACGCTGTGAAAGAGATTTCCAAGACGATGCGGCATTGGCTTGGCCTTTCCAATAAGCAGATGGCAGAGGCCAGAGGCATTATTGAGCGATACAGCCAGGAGCGCTTCCCTGCCTGGGATATGCTGTATGACGAGATCTCCCAAAAGTTCGGCAAATATACTGAAAAGCATATTGATGAAGAGCTGAAGGAAGTCAAAAAGCAGCTTCGCACCTACGGCATCAAGGTTGACCCCTTTATCAAGAGCCAGATCGCAGATTTCGGTGACCTTCAAAAGCGGAATTTCGGCAAGGTTCGTTTCTCCAAGGACGGACTGGCGGTGGATTCGGCATATCAGGAGTTCCAGAGCCTGCTGCCCGGTTATTTCCCCGACAGCATCCAATCGCCCACCGATCAGCTGATGCGGATCATCGAAGTGGCGAACATGGAAACGGAGTTCAGCGAGGAATACGAAATCGACCACGATACCCTGGTACAGGCCACCGATGCGGTTATCAACGGCATCAACGATTACAAGAGCAAGAAGCTGCAGCAGATGGCCCACAAGCAGGCCAAAGAGGCGGCCAAGACCATTGCCAAGGATGAATATGCCCCGGTGGATATGGCGGCCATAGAGCAGAGCAGAAAGCCTCCCATGGGCGTTCCTGCTGAGGATCTTGCGCCTACCTTTGACACGGCAAGCGGCCAGCAGGCTATGTTCGAGGAAACGGAAGCAGACCGAAAGATCACCCGTGCTGAACTGCACCAGAATATCATGGACGGAATTAAGACCGAGTTTGCGAAAAACGGCCTTGACCTGGACGAGTCTTTGAAAAACGCAAAGAACCTTTCCACCTTTTCTACGGTTGACAACACGCCGCAGCGAGTGATGGAAAAAGCTCTGGGCTGGAAGGCAGGTAAGATCCTTTCTCATGTAACCGTTGACCGGGTGGCCAGAAACGAGAGCGAAGGCATTAAGTGGTTGAACACCATCACGGGCAAAGATGGCCTGCTTTCCCAGCTTTCCAAAAAGTACAACATCAAGCCCGGCAGCAAAGAAATCAAAGCAGTGCAGATGTATGCTGAAGGCTTCTATGTGACAAAACTTGGCAAGAACGGCGAATTTGTCAAGGGACAGAGTGAAGTTGTTGCCTATGGCGACAAAGAACTTGCCCTGGATTTCCCCGATCCCCAGGTGCAAAAGAACATCAAGGCTCTTGCAAAAGATCCCCGCATCCGAAAGTTCTATGATGACACTCTGGAAGCCATCAATAAGTCCAGAAAGAGAAATGGATACCCGGAAATTCCGAGATTGGACAACTACTTCCTGCACTTTAGAGCCATGGAGGACACCTTCTCCCGTCTGGGATTGCCCTTTAACCCCAATGACATCCGGGCAAAAGACCTGCCCACGGATCTCAACGGCGTGACTGCTGATCTGAAGCCTGGCCAGCCTTACTTTGCAAGCGCCATGCGCAGAGAAGGAATCACCACAACCTATGATCTTTTTGGTGGCATCGAGCGATATGCGACAGCTGCAAAGAACCAGATTTACCACATTGATGACATTCAGACTTTCCGTGCGCTGCGGAACTATATCGCAGATGATTATGGACAAGCGAAGGGCTTGGAGAGCATCGATGCTCTCAGCGAGGAAGAGGCGCAGCATCATATCGAGCAGGTGTACAATTCCCACCTTTCCACTTTCGCAAAATTCCTGAACGAGGAAGCCAATGTGCTGGCAGGCAAGACGGCGCTGATCGACAGAGGCTTGGAGGGCATCATCGGCAGACGGGGCATGACCTTCCTAGACACCCTGAACAGACAAGTGGGTGCCAACATGGTGGGCTTCAATGTTTCTTCTTCTATGACCAACTTCCTTTCCGTGGTGCAGGCAACGGCAAAGACCAACAAGTACGATGTGCTGAAGGCATTTGCCCAGACGGTGGCCAGCAAGGTTTCCGGCAAGCCGGATGCTTTCATTGAGAATAACCCCACTGTGATCCGCAGAAAGGGCGCTGAGAAATTCAACAGAACCATGTGGCAGAAGGCCACGGATGCCGGCTATGTGTTGATGAGCGCAGTGGACAATATCTCCACAGAGCTGATCGTCAGAGCCAAGTACAACGAGCTGACCCGAAAGGGCATGGGTGAGCAAGAGGCCATTGCGGAAACGGACAAGTGGGTGTCCCGGATGATGGGTGACCGTTCCCTGGGACAGCAGCCTCAGCTGTACAATTCCAAGATGCTGGGCCTTGTGACCAAGTTCCAGCTGGAAGTGAGAAATCAGCTGGATGCCATGGTGTATGACACCATTCAGGAAGCCAAGGAATCCACCGAGAACATCCCCGGCAAGATGGAACGAAACGCAAAGACGGCGGCAAAGATCACCTCCACTTTCGTGCAACTGGCGGTTGCGCAGCATCTGTTTGGCAAGGCGTTTGAATCTGTGGCAGGCTACAACCCGGCTTTCGACATTATCTCCGCCATTATCAAGGCATTGGGCTGGGACGATGACGAGGAAAGCGAAGATACGGTACTGGACAATATCGAGCAGGGCTTTATGGAGCTGATGGGCGACCTGCCCTATACCAGTATTCTGACCGGCGGCAGAATCCCTATCGCTTCGGCGCTTCCTATCAAGGAACTTTACAATGGCAAAGATCAGTACGGCAACGAAAAATCCAGATGGGAAACCCTGGCGGAGGCTGCGCCTTACTATCTGCTGCCCGGCGGCTATGGTCAGGCCAAAAAGACATGGCAGGGCCTTGGGATGTTCGATGACGATCTGCCGATTGCAGGCTCTTACACCGACAGCGGCAATCTCCGTTTCCCGGTGGAAGATACCCTGGGTAACAGAGTACAGGCTGCCATCTTTGGCCAGTATGCCAGCGGCAATGCACGGGACTATTTCGACAACGAATGGGCGCCGCTGAAGGAAAAGCAGATCGAGGAATACGCCCAGCTGGGCTTGCCTATTTCCGAGTATAGAAAGATTCGTGAAGATTTGAGCAACTTCAATACGCTTGCCGAGAAAGCCAACTACATTGGCAACCTGGAGTTGACAGCCCAGCAGAAGAACATCTTGGTCAACAATCTGACCGACAGAAAAGACCCCATCGACATGACCAATTACGGCAACTATGGCAGCTTCGAGGAATTTGACTACGCACAGAAAAACCCAGAAAAGTATGAGTTCCTTAACAGCATCGGCGTGTCCTATGAGGATTATGCAAACGCTGACGATGATGCCAAGGGAGCTTATAATTGGGCGTTTGAGAACCCCGAAAAATACAAGGTTTCCAAGGTGGTTGCAGATGATGTGACGGTTTACCGGCAGTACACCAAGTATATTTCCAAGCTGAGTGCGGACAAGGACCAGTACGGCGATACCATCAGCGGCAGCAAGAAGGAAAAGGTTGCGGCGTATATCAACGAGCTGGATATGGAATACGGGCAGAAGATCATTCTGTTCAAGAGCCAATACCCGGCAGATGATACCTACAATTATGACATCGTGGAATATCTCAGCAGCAGAGAGGATATTTCCTATGAGGATGCGGTGACGATCCTGAAGGAATTGGGCTTTGAGGTACACGAAGGCGGCAGAGTTACATGGGATTAAGGGAGCTTCGGCTCCCTTTTCCTTTGGAGAGGTGATGAAATGAGCAAGCAGGACAGACAAGGCGTAAGAACAGCGGCCCAGCTGGAACAGAAATACAACCTGGGCCAAATCGGAAAGCCTTTTTCGGAGCAGCTGGGCGTTCCCAGCGATGTGAGAGAATCCATTGATCTTCTGGAATCGAAGCTGCGGAGCGAGTTTACCGAGCAGGTAACATCCCTTACAAGGGACACCGAGCGCATCATCCTGGCGGCGCTGGAAAGCTATGTGGAAACATCTGATTATGAGCAGTTCCGGCAGACCGTCCAGAGCGAACTGACGGTGATGGCAGATAGAATCTCCCTGAGCTTTGAAACCGTGACCCAGCAGGTGTCGGAGGTTGACGGGGAATTGCAGACCGTGGTGGATGAACTGCACAAGCATTTCGATTTCACCGCAGATGGCCTCACCATCCGGGCCGGAGAAAATGCCATGAACTTGAAGCTGGACAACGATGTGATCCGCTTTGAGAAAAATGGCCAGGAATTTGGCTGGTGGGATGGCGTGGATTTTCACACCGGCAATATTGTGGTTTCTCTGAATGAAAGAGCGCAGTTTGGCAATTTCGCCTTTGTTCCACGGTCAAATGGTTCTCTGGACTTTCTGAAAGTAGGTGGTTAAATGGCGACAAGCGGATATTTTAATACAAACGCTTACGATGGCCGATACCTGCAATTTTCCTGGACAAGAACGAGCCAAAGCATACCCAACAATACCAGCACAATCTCCTGGACATTGAAGGGCGCTGGCACCGGCGGCGTGGATTGGTACAATGCAGGCAATTTTAAGGTGGTCATCGCTGGTGAAATTGTGTACAGCAACACAATAAGAATTAAGCTGTACAACGGCACTGTGGTAGCAACCGGCAAATACACATTGCAGCACAATGCTGACGGCACGAAGAGTTTCACCGCAAGCGCAGAAGCCGGTATTTATACGGTGGCGGTAAACTGTAGTGGATCTGGCAATTTTACCCTGGATGCAGTGCCACGGGCCTCCCAGCCTTCTTGCATTACATGGCCGGAACACACCCAGAATGTGGGCGAATTTGGCGACACCATCTCCATCCACATGAACAGAGTTTCCTCTGCGTTTAACCATACTGTGCGATATAAGTACGGTACGCTTTCCGGCACGATTGGCACTAAGGTGGGTACGGGCATCGCCTGGACGATTCCCCTATCGTTTATGGATCTGCTGCCCAGCGGCACATCCGGCTCTGGTACGATTTATGTTGATACCTATGCAGGCGAAACGCTGATCGGCACAAAATCCTGTGGCTTTACGGCCAAAATTCCTGCAAGCGTAAAGCCCGGATGCACAATGGCGCTGGAAGATGTGACGGGCGTGGATAAGATTTACGGATCGCCTGTAAAGGGCCTTTCCAAAATCAAAGTCACTGTCACCGGCACGCCGGTGTACAGTTCTCCCATCGCAAGCTATTCCATCACGGCAAATGGCGTAAGATATGCCACACAAACGGCCACCACGGGCGCTCTGCTGGCCTCTGGCAAGTCTACTGTTACGGCAACAGTAAAAGATAAGCGTGGCAGAAGCAACTCTGCAAGCTACGATATGACGGTGCTGGACTATACTGCACCGGCTATCACAAAGCTGGCGGTGCATCGGTGCAACCAGGACGGAACGGAAAACAGCAGAGGCGAATATGTCAAGGTGACCTTCTCTGGTGCGATTTCGTCCATGAGCAGCAAAAACAATGCCCTGTGGTATATCAAGTACAAAAAGTCCACTGCTACCAGCTACACCCAGGTTTCGCTGTCGGCGCTTGGAAATGTGTATTCCGTAACGGATCACAGCTACATTTTCGCAGCAGACAGCAGCAGCTCCTACGATGTGGAAGTGGTGGCAACGGACCGGCACAATACGGCAACCAGAGCCACCAGCGCATCCACGGCCTTTACACTGCTGAGTTTCGGTAATGACGGGAAAAGCATCGCTTTCGGAAAAGTCGCAGAAAAAGACGGAACTGTTCAGTTTAATATGGATGTAGAGTTTCTTGGAAAACTTACTGGTACAATTTTTGATGCGATCCTGCCCGTTGGTAGTATGGTTTTTCGTTATGACCATATAGACCCTGGAACGATATATCCCGGAAGCACCTGGGAACGGCTTGAAAACACCTTGCTGTGGGCAACAACGCCCGGCGGTGTGATCGGCTGGGTGTCTGCACAAGCGGCAAAAGCAACCAGTGGCGGCTACGCCTTTACGCAGGTATCTGTGTGGCGTAGAACAGCGTAAGTGGGGTGAGTGACATGGAGTGGTTGGATACTGTGCTGAAATACCTGCCGGTGCTGTCCTTTTTGGGCGGCGTGATTGGCTTCTGTATGAAAGTGTGGAAGGAGCTAAAACTGGCGAAAGAAGGCGATATGTGCGTTCTGCGCCAGATGATGCTGGACATTTACTACAAGTACAAGGATGCCAAAGTGATTCCGCAGTATGAGGCACAGAATTTTATGAAAATGTACAAGGCATATAAGGCAAGAGGCGGCAATTCCTTCATTGACGAGGTGTACGCCCATGTGACAACTTGGGAGCTGGAAGTATGAAATTTGAAAGCCAAACACATTACCAAAGATTTATGCTGGGGGTGATCTGCGGCCTGCTGCCGGTCTGCTGTGTGCTGTTCGGCACATTGGGAGAAATCCGTGGGATCAATTATCCTCAGTGGTACAATTCCATTTCGGCTACATATTTCTCCAACGGCAATATGTGCATGATCGGGGCGCTGTGTTTATGCGCCTTTTTTCTGTTCACCTATAAAGGGTATGACCTGGGCGACCGGGCATACACCATGGTGGCGGCGGTATCTGCGCTGCTGATCGTGGCCTGCCCGTGTGCCGCAGCGCCGATGGATTATATGGGCCTTTTTGCACTACCCACTAAGCTGTCGGATACCATTCACATGGTTGCAGCCGTTGCGCTGTTTGGCAGCTTTGCGCTGATGACATTGACCCAGTTTACAAAAGGAAAACGCAAGCGAAGGAACATGATTTATCGCATCTGCGGCTGCATCATGCTGGCGCTGATGGCCGTGGTTGGCCTGGCAACTGTTTTCGATTGGCCCGGCTATATGACCATGATCTGCGAAGCCGGTATGCTGGAGGCATTTGCATTTGCGTGGATCGTGAAAAGTGGGGTGTTCCCCCACATTTAAGGAGGGGCAAGTATGGATACGCTGAAGAAGAACTTTGCCAATCTGCTGAAAGTCAAAACCATTGTAACCCTGATTTTGACCGTGGTATTCGGCATTTTGGCGCTGAGGAAGGACATTTCCTCCGAAAACTTTATGACCATCTTTTCCGTGGTAATTGCATTTTACTTCGCAACACAGTCTGAAAAGAACAGCAAAGAAGGCGATCAAGCGTGAAGAAAATCATTGATGTGAGCGCTCACCAGGGCAAAATAAATTGGGAAAAAGTAAAACCGCACATTGACGGAGCGATCCTGCGGTGCGGCTATGGTTCGGACATGGAGAGCCAGGACGATGCACAATTCCGGCGCAATGCCAGGGAATGCACTCGCCTTGGCATCCCGTTTGGGGTGTATCTGTACAGCTACGCAAAAACCACCGAAGAAGCAAAATCCGAAGCGGCCCATGTGCTGCGGCAGATAAAAGGGTATGAACTTTCCTACCCGGTTTATCTGGATCTGGAGGAAAAAGGGACAGAATCTGGCGCTGTACAACGGGCAAAGGTATTCGGTGACATCATCGAAAAGGCCGGTTACTGGTGCGGCGTTTATGCCAATCTGAACTGGTGGACACTTTACCTGAAAGGGCTGGATCGGTTCACAAAATGGGTGGCTCACTACAGTACAAAGTGTGGCTACAAAAACCCGGATATGTGGCAGTATTCCTCCAAAGGGAAAGTGGACGGTATCAATGGCAAGGTGGATATGAACTATTGCTACCGGGATTTCCCGGCGGAAATTCACCACAAGAGTGTGGAGGAACTGGCTGCGGAGGTGATCGCAGGCAAGTGGGGTACAGGAGCGGAACGCAAGGAAAAGCTGACCGCTGCCGGGTATGACTACAATGCGGTGCAAAAGGCCGTCAATGATAAATTGGGGGCAAAGTATCACACCATCCGGGCCGGGGAAACACTATCCTACATTGCAAAGCAGTATGGGACTACCTATATGGCGCTGGCAAAGCTGAACGGCATCAAGGACGAGAATTTGATCTATGAGGGTCGCAGGCTCAGGGTAAAATAAGGCGCAAATAAGGGGAGCGTGGCCGTGTGGCTATGCTCCCCTCTTTTTTGTTATACTGAGAATTAGGATAGTAGAATGATGTTAGTATCATGTTGGCTCAGTCAAAGTTGAACGGGCAGGATGCTAACATAGGGCTAAAATAAATAGCCCTATTTCAAAAACACTTCCAGAACAGCTTTGCCGCCTTTTCTGCGGCCATAGTCGATGGCATCATAGGTGATCTTCGATATGAACTGTTTGAGGAAGTCGTTTTTGTTTTTAGCCGAAAGGTTGGGATCTTTCACGCAATCAATCATTGCATGAAGGGTTTTGATCTTCTCTGAATAATCAACGGGTTCGGGTATGCTCTCTTGGGCTTCCTGAACCTGTTTTTTTAATTCCTCGATAAGCTCATTGTAATGCTGTTTTCTTTCTATGAACTCGTCACGGGTATAGGTGCGATCTTCATAGTCTGCAAACAGCTGTTTTCTTTTTTTATCCAGCTTTGCAAGTTCGTTTTCCATGGCGGAAAGCATCAGCAGGTGCTTTTCACGATCTGCGGTGTTATCGTCTGCTTCCATCTTCATTTCAAAGTCTGCGATATACGCCTGCAGCGCTTCTGCAAAGGCTTCAATCACTTCATCCATGGGAAGGGATTTCTTCTGGCAGATGGTATCTCTGGCGTGGGAAATTCGTGTTCTGCGATTTCCGCCAAAATTCACTGCTACAATATTGCGGCCACATTCACAGCAGACCATCAGACCAGCCAAGGGGTTGATCAGTTCTGTGCTGATCTTTGCTGCCGGGTTTTTGCCAATTTCCGTAACCCATTGTGCTTTCTCAAATTGCTCATTTGAGATAATGCCGGGGTGCTTGCCTTCGTAAATTTCCTGCTCACCGTTTTCCTTGACTACCTTCACCAGCTTGCCCAGCTCAGGATCGAACTCCTTAACGGTTTTCCGCTTGCCCCATGTAACCTTGCCAATATAGATTGGATTGGAAAGCATATCTCTGATAGTTCCACGGTTCCACTCCGGGCGGTTCTTGACGGTGGGGATGCCCATTAAGGTCATGTGCCGGGCAATCCAGCCGGTGGTTCTTCTTTCCTCTGTGTACCAATCGAAGATCATCTGCACCAGCTTTACCTCATCGGGGATGGGCTTCAATGTGCGATCTCTTTTGGTTAGCCTGACAATTTCATATCCAAAGACACGCTGAGGCAAGATGTAATTGCCCTCACGGACGGATTGATGCTTGCCGGATTGCTGCCGCCGGTTGATGGTCTTATACTCCCGGCGGGACATGAACAGACCGAACTCGAAATACTCCTGGTCGCTCTCGATGGCTGGGTCATAAATCTTTAACGGTGTGATGATTTTGGTGCCGGTGGATTGGAAGGCATCGGCCACCTCGCCCTGATCCTTTGTGCTGCCACGGGCCAAGCGCTCAATCTCGACAACAAGGACGGCTTTGAATTTCTTTGCGTAGACATCGGACAGAAGCTGCTGCATCTGTGGGCGCTCGTCCAAGCTGTCGCCGGAAACCACTTCTTTATATATGGTGATTTGATCCGGGTGGATCTCATGCCGGGATGCAAGGGCTGTCAACATCTTTTGATGCCGGGCAAGGGTTTCACCTTCGCCCATGGCCTCCAGTTCCATATCGGCACGGGATTTTCGTAGGTAAATTGCGTATCTGTCTTGCTTTGGGTGTAGCGCTTCTTCCACGATATTATTCATTTGGAACACTGTCATTTTTACCACTCCCCTTTTCTTTTTCGCAGGCTTCATGATATTGCTTTCTTAACGATTTGAGCATATTGTCCTCGGATCTGCCGCACTCGAATAGCTGGTAAAAAATTATTATTCCAGCCCAAACAAAAATGCCGGCAAGAACGAGGCAAACAATTAACAGTGCAAGAAACTTAGGGAAATCACCTATCTGACCCTGCCAGTAGCAAAGTCCCATAAATGCAGCAGTATAAGCCAGCACTGTATAAATAAGGCGCTTTATCTTATTGCGCTGCACTTTCTTTTCCATTCGCTGGATGGTCTGCCAAAGCTCATGTGCTTTCATATACACTTCCCTTTCTGGCGATTAAGATCCTGCAATCCATCTGATCAGCGCCAGTAGCAAAAGCAAACCGATAGGAACCGCCATGATAATGGTGAGTGCAGTTGTGAGGCTTAGCAAGGAAAACACAACGGTTAAAACAAAAACCGCTGCTGTGGCAACCACCCACAAAGTGGTAGAATACTTGAAGATATTGCTGGCAACTAATAGTGTGGCAAAGCCGGAAATGAACCCGGAAAAAATTGCAGGGAACAAATCTTCCATAAATGTCCCATCAAAGCCGCCATCTGAAGCAATAAAGCAGCAGATGAAAAAGGCAACCATCGGCACTCCAAACAAAAATGCCTGTACTATCTCCTTTTTGTGTTTATTGTCTTTGTTAGCCATACTCGTTACCATTAACCTTTCTGATGCAGGGAGCGCCATGCCTTCAGTTCCTCTTTCAGGAAGGCGTTGTTCTCCTTGTATTCCGCCAGGCGTTCTTTCAACCTCTCATTTTCAGCTTCGGCGGCAGAGAGCCGGGATGCCTGCTGCTCCAACTGCTCCAGCTGCCGCAGTTCCTTTTCCACCTGGGCGGTGCAAGAAAATTCATCCGTGGTGCCGCCGATCAAGGCAATGACCACGCTTTTGATGGTGGAATATCTGCAATCCATATAGTCGCCGCCCTTGATGCGGCCAATGGTTCCCTCCGGCACTTTGCTTTTTTCTGCCAGCTCTTTGTTGGTATAACCGAGGTACTTTTGCCGCTGGTTGCACCACTGGATAAGGTCTGCAAACGGCAGCAACATTAAATTAGGCACACAACTTTCGCCAATTTTGGTGCATTTGATACACTTTTCAAACATAATAACTCCTATACTTCATTTGTTACATTTTCTTGACAGAAGTGAATATTCAGGCTTCACATCTGCTGCCAAAATCTTCAAATGTGCTTCTTGAAAAAGACAAATGTCCGTGATAGGATGATACCAGGCCAAGGGCCTATCATCCAAGCGGTGTGGGGGTGATCAAGTTTGGCGACTGGCATCCCCACATTCATAAAATGGACAAAATTGTCGAATATTTGGCGTTGACGAGAGAGGGAAAATACTTATAATCGTTATTAGAACAAGCGTTCTAATATGCATCTGTCGGGGGGCCATAGATATGACACCACAAGAAACCGAACTTTTGAAAATGATCCGGGAGAGCGATAACCCGGAACGGGCTTTACAGATCGCAACAGAAATTATTTGTCAGTATTTAGCGCAGCACGGATCATGCCAAGGACAAGCTGCTGGCTTTCTTCAGGCACACGCCTGAACAATTCAATCAATGCCTTTTCTCCCTCGGTGAGTTCTTCACCGGGGGCTTTTTCTTTTTCCTCGGAGGATTTGTCCTCGATCAGATCGGATTTTAATATACCGAAATATTCGGCAAGCATTTCCACCTTGTCCATCCGTGGATATTTCGACCCATTGACCCAGGATGTAAAAGTAAAATAACTGAAACCCAATGCCTCGCATATTTCTCTTCTCGTTTTGCCGGATTCCTCCATATATCTTTTCAGATTTTCCGAGAATACATTTCTATTGTCCATTTTGCACCTCCTTTGTGGTGGTAATACTATTATATACTCTAAGAACAAAAAATCAAGAGAAAAGGCAAAAATATTTTACTTTTGGTATTGACAAAGTTATTTCAGTATAGTATTATGGCGTTGTACTTAAAGTACAATGTGAAATGGAGGTGAGTACATGGCAATTACAATGAAGGCAGCAAGAGTGAATGCCGGCCTTACTCAGGAGGAGGCGGCAAAAAAGCTAGATATTAGCAAGGCAACTCTACTTGGATACGAAAACGGCAGGACGATCCCGAAGGTTGATGTGGCGCAGAAGATGGCCACGCTGTATCGCCTTACTGTTAATGACATTATTTTTTTTGAGAAATGATTGTACTTTAAGTACAATCTGGAGGTGGCAAGATGGCAAGAAAGATTACCCCGGAGGAACTGATCGATGCCGAGATTGAACGGCTGAGAAAGTCGGATGCGGTGAAGCTGGCGCAGAAAGAGCAACGGCTGATCCACCGCAAGCGCAAATACCTTTCTGATCTGCGATGGCTGGAAAAGCGAGGCAAGGCGCTGATGGCTGAGGGTTGGACATTGGACACCCTGGAGCTTCTGTTTAAGGAGATCCCGGAGGATGCGCTATGAGAGAGTTCGTGTCAGCCAGCGGCCACATTGTCCGCATCCACGATGGAGAGCTGACAAAAAACGGTGTGGTCACAGAAAAAGGCAAGGCCGTGATCGGTGAGGCCATGACCCAATTTTACAAGGGGATCTTGAAAGAGGCTCCCGGATATTTTGATCGAGTACATAAGGAGAACAAATATGTTTGAAGCAATTTGGAGTGCATTGGACTGTTGGCAGAGGTTTGAAGCCGTTGTGTTGATGTCGGTTATCGTTGTCGGTTCTATCGTGATGCTGATCTTGAACCGTGATGTGCGGGGGTGTAGCAAGTGAATGTTTTGATCGCCTGCGAGGAATCACAAGCGGTGTGCAAGGAGTTCCGCAGACTGGGGCATGAAGCCTATAGCTGCGACATCATCGAGTGCAGCGGAGGACATCCTGAGTGGCATATCCGATGGGATGCTTTGGCGCTCTTGAACGGAAATTGCAGTTTTATGACCTGTGATGGAGAACTGCACAAAATCGAAGGAAAGTGGGACATGATTATTGCATTTCCGCCTTGCACACATTTGGCGGTTAGCGGAGCAAGACATTTTGAAAAGAAAAGGGCGGACGGCAGACAACGGGAGGGCATTGAATTCTTCTGCCGATTCCTAAACGCAGATTGTGACCGTATCGCAATCGAAAACCCGGTGGGCATTATCAGCGGCGACTACATCCCGGAGCATTTCCCGGACTTGGCCGAGAATTATGGGCTGCCAAAGAAGCCCACACAAATCATTCAACCGTATGAATATGGCGACCCACACAAGAAAACAACATGCTTGTGGATGAAAGGATTGCCCAATTTGAAGCCGACCGACATTGTTGAGCCACACCTTGTGAAATACACATGCAAGAACGGGAAAGCGGTTACCTTCGATGTGATTATGGCAAAATGCAAAGACCCCGGAATACGGAGCAAGACCTTCCCCGGTATTGCTAGGGCTATGGCAGAACAATGGGGAGGCGAATGTGAATGAGCTATTTCCGCAGCGCAGATCCTGATATTGACTTTCTGCGATATGACCGGCAGCAGGCGCAGGCGATGAGCCAGCTGCGCCGGTGCGATGATTGCGGCAAAGCGATTCAGAATGACTACTACTTTGAGGTTTACGGCGACATTCTGTGCGAGAAGTGCATGAATGAACGCTTCAGACAAGTGAACGATTAAAAGAGCGAATATTACAAAAAAGGAGAATGACCATGTACGAATATTTGAAAAAGATGCTGATTTTGGCGGAGGGTATCGGCCAGATTGAGGATGTGGACATGGGCAAGTTTTTGGCCCATTCAGAGCGATGCGATGTGAAGGGAACCACCTTCGATGGAAAGCCCTTTGAGCTGCGGCTGACGGTGGAGGACGAAAAATGAAGCAGTTCGACAGAGGTGTTTCGTATTACACAAAAGCCACGGCGGAGATCGGCTTCCCGGAGGATGATGTTGTTTGCCACTGGTGTCCGCTGATGACGAGAGATCCCAACCTGAGAGATGTGTGCAGTAAGACCGGCGAGCTGCTGCTGGCACCCAAGCATACCATCGGTTTCAACTGTCCGCTGAAGTTTGAAAATAAGGAGAAAGACAATGGATAACATGGAACTGTTCCGGCAGTTTGAAAAGACTGCTGACGAGGCAAAGAAACCCATCGAGGCCGGACGGCTGAAGGGCTTTACGGACATCAACCCTATGTGGCGCTTTAAGCGGCTGACGGAAGTATTCGGCCCGGTGGGCATTGGTTGGAAGTTCGTGATTACGGACAAGCAGATTGTGCCTGGTGCCGATGGCGTGGTTTCTGCTTTCGTGGATATTCTGCTGTTCTTCAAATATAACGGCGAGTGGAGCGAAGGCATCCCCGGAACTGGTGGATCTTCCTTCGTGGCAAAGGAAAAGAGTGGACTCTACACAAGCGATGAGTGCTTCAAGATGGCCCTTTCAGATGCCATCGGCACGGCCTGCAAAGCGCTGGGCATGAGCGCAGATATTTACTTCTCCAAGGACAGGAGCAAGTACACAGCGCCGCCGGAAGCCACACAGCCCAAAATGGAAACCGTAGAGGATGCAGCGGGTTTTGTCTTTACCTTCGGACAGCACAAGGGCAAAACCCTTGGCGAAGTGTTCAAGACGGACAGAAAATACCTGGAGTGGCTGGATGGCAACGAGAAAACAGACCCCATCATCAAGAAGGGCATCTTTATTCTGTTGCAGGCAGCGATCCGCAGCAGGCAGGTGAACATCAATGTTTGATTTCACCGGGCGGATCGCAAATATCTCCATTTCCTACGGCAGCGGCAGGCCCGTGGTGAGCTTTGAGGCAGAGGGAGATAAACAGACACTATTTACGATGTTCGAGGAACTGAAGGCCGCTGAAAAGCTGACGGTTAAAGTTGGCAAGTTCAAGCAGAAACGGAGCCTGGATGCCAATGCCTATGCGTGGGTGCTGATTTCCCGATTGGCGGAGAAGCTGAACGCATCGAAAACCGACATTTACCGACAGGCGATCAGAGAAATCGGCGGCAACAGCGATACGGTATGTGTGCAGGACAAGGCGGTGCAATCCCTCCGGGATGGATGGGAGCGAAACGGCATAGGCTGGCTGACAGAAACCATGCCCAGCAAGATAGAGGGCTGCACCAATGTGACCCTGTATTACGGCTCCAGCACCTATGACAAGGCGCAAATGTCCCGGCTGATCAACATCATTGTGGACGAGTGCAAGCTGCAAGGCATCGAAACCAAGAGCGCAGAGGAAGTAAACAGCCTGCTGCAGCGGTGGGAGTGAGGACATGGAAATCTGGAAAGACATATCTGGATATGAAGGCTTCTACCAAGTCAGTAATTTGGGCAATGTGACAAGCGTTGAACGAGAGGTTAGGCAGGGCAAGTACGGCCTCACAAGAACCGTTGGCGGCCATCTAATGAAGCCTACTGACAACGGTGGCGGTTATTTGATTGTTTCCCTTCGGATAGCACAGAATCGGAAGAACTTTTATGTTCACCGGCTTGTTGCAGAGCATTTTGTCGAGAATTGCTGCGGTGGTAAGTATGTCAATCACAAAGATTATGACCCATCCAACAATGCAGCGGATAATTTGGAGTGGTGTTCGCAACAAGAAAACATACGCCATTCATCTCAACGAATGAGAAAGCCTCACAAGTCATGGAAGGAATCGTCATCAAAAGAAAAACACATATACATCCGGGACGGGCGGTATCGGTTGAGTATAAGAGGAAAAGTCGAGCGCACCTTCTCAACGCTTGAAGAAGCGGTGCGTGTACGGGAGGTGATTTTGCGTGGCGAAAAGTATCTTGCAGGGTGACGAAAAGAAGTGCTACATAACAGGACAAACCAACAATTTACATCGTCACCATTAGCCATATTTATTTTGGCAATCCCGGCAGACGGATCAGCGAGGAAAACGGCTTCTGGGTGTACCTGGCCGGATGGTTACATAATCAATCGGAACACGGCGTACACGGCAAGTACGGCCATGAGCTGGATCTGCTGCTGAAAACGCACTGCCAACTGAAATTTGAGGAAACACATACAAGAAAAGAGTTTATGGCTCTGATCGGCCGCTCGTATCTGGAGTGAAATGGGGTGAGTGGCTTTGAAATGGCGAGATATTAAAGGCTATGAGGGCTTATACCAAGTTAGCGACACTGGCCTGGTAAGAAGCGTTGACAGAATGACAACCGGCAACCGAAACCGCATGTTGAAAGGAAAGTTGCTTAGTCAAGGAACTAACACCTTCGGTTACTTTGTTGTCGCTCTGTGTAAGGACGGAAAAGCACGGACGAAAAGAGTTCACAGGCTCGTTGCTGAGGCGTTTCTCCCTTGCGACAATGAACGCCCATATATCAACCACAAGGACGGAAACCCCCAAAACAACCAGGTGGACAACTTGGAGTGGTGTACGCAGAAAGAGAATGTGCAACACGCCTATGACACCGGCTTGCGTAAACCAACCAAACTTCTTACAGGTGAACAGGTGGAATACGCAAGGGCTGTTTATGTGCCGTATAGCAGAGAATTTGGCACTGGCGCATTGGCACGGAAGTTTGGCGTTGACCAAGCTACTGTTTGGCATGCAATCAATAACACTAAAAACTATTTAGATTAACGGAGGAACGAACTATGTTGAACCATATTACTTTGATGGGCCGCCTGACCCGTGACCCTGAATTGAGAAGAACCGGCAGCGGCGTGGCCGTGACCAGCTTTACCATCGCCTGTGACCGGGATTTTACCGACAAGCAGAGCGGAGAGAAGAAAACGGATTTCATCGACTGTGTGGCCTGGCGGCAGACGGGCGAATTTATCAGCAAGTATTTTGCCAAGGGCCGGATGATCGTGGTGGATGGCCGCCTGGAAATGCGTGAGTGGACCGACAAAGAGGGCCACAAGCGCCGCAATGCGGAAGTGATCGTGGAAAACGGCTACTTTGCCGACAGCAAGCGAGATACCGAGGAAACCTCGGCACCTTATGGCAGCTTCTCCCCTGCCCCGGCTTCTGATTTCGCAATGCTGACAGATGACGATGTACAGGTGCCTTTCTGATCAATTCTAAAACCAAAAGGAGGAAACACCATGGACAAGGCAACACAGAAGGCGAAAATCCTGGCTTACTGCAAAGAACACGGTTCAATCACTGTCCGTGATGCCTTCGAGCAATTGAACATCAACAGCCCTACAAAGCGGATCAGTGAACTGCGGAAGGCTGGCTATCATGTGCAAACGGTAGATGAAACCAGGGAGAACGCCAGCGGCGACACGGTGCGCTATACAAGATATTTCATCAAAGGGGTGTTAGCCGGTGGCTGAGGTAAAGTGGGTCAAGCTGACCACGGATATGTTCGACAATCGGAAAATCAAGCATTTACGGCGACTGCCGGAGGGCAACAGCGTTGTCCTGATTTGGGTGATGCTGCTGACCATGGCAGGCCGGTGCAATGCCAGCGGCATGATCTTCCTGACCGAGAATATCCCCTACACCCCCAAAATGCTGGCGGACGAGCTGGGCTTTGAAGAAAACACGGTCCAGCTTGCCCTGGCAAGCCTGGAGAAGCTGAACATGATCGTCACCGACAATGGATTTTTTGCCATCGCCGGTTGGGAGGAATACCAGAATACCGACAGATTGATGGAAATCCGGGAGTATAACCGGCTGGCAAAGCAGAAATCGAGGGCAAAGCAGAAGGCGCTGCAAGCTCCTGCTGAAGATGTCAATGACAAGTCAATGACAAGTCAACGATGTCACGATACAGATATAGAGAAAGAAGAAGAAAAAGAATTAGAAAAAGATATTAAGAGAGTAGATTATGTACAGATCGTGGATCTGTACCACAGCATCTGCAAATCTTACCCTAAAATTCGCTCTTTATCTGATGCCCGGAAGAAAGCCATCAAAGCCAGGCTGAATACATACACGGTGGAAGATTTCAAGGCCGTATTTGAAAATGCAGAAAAATCCTCTTTCCTCAAAGGTGAGGACGGAGGCTGGAAGGCATCCTTTGATTGGCTGATCAAAGAGACCAATATGCTGAAGGTGCTGGAGGGAAACTATCAGGACAAGCCCAAGCGGTACGGCAGAAAAGAGAAAGTTCCCGGTTGGATGGAACCGAGCCTTGGAGATGCGGAACTGGAGGCCATCCAGAATGTATTGAAGGACGATCCTGATTTCAAACGGGAGCAGGAACAGCTTGCAAGGGAACTGCAAGAGGCATTTGGAGGTAAATAAGATGGCTAAACAGAGATTGATTGATGCCAATGAGATTCCGTACCATAAATCTGGATTTCCGAAAGGTGATGGCTTTGATAGTGGTCTGGATTGGGCGTTTCGTGAGGACATAGAAAAGCTCCCCACCATTGATGCCGTGGAAGTGGTGCGGTGTAAGGATTGCAAGCACTATGTTCAATTCTTGCAAGATAACAAAGAATGCCTGTCGAGTGGGCTTTATTGCCGACCACCTTATCGCAAACGGAGTGGTTATTGCAAAAATGGAAACAACCACATGAAAAAAATGGACTGCTGTGGTCGGGTATTCCGTGTGGCGGTAAAGTCACCCACTGGATGCCCATTCCCGAAGCACCGAAAGGAGAATGAGTATGGCGAAGTGCAAACACGAAACAAAAAACGGCAGATGCGGATTAAAAGAAAGTTACGCATATCGGAAAGAATGCCATACGGAAGAGTTTTGCAGATGCCACGAGCCTATCGAGCCTTGCGGACGAAACGAACCACAGACCAACGCAGACCGCATCCGGGCTATGAGTGATGAGGAGTTGGCTGATTGGGTCGCAAGAACGCAGATTGCAAATGTCGCAGAAGCATTGAAAATAGTAGGACTTCAATGGGAGAAAGAAGCTGGCATGAAAGACGAAGTAACAAAGGAAGCATTGGCATGGCTACAACAGCCAGCGGAAGGAGAATGACGATGGATAAGCTGTATATTATTTTACTCATGCTGTTTCTGCACATCGTGGATGACTACTATCTGCAAGGTATTTTGGCATCCATGAAGCAACGGGCTTGGTGGAAAGAGAATGCGCCCGATAAGCTGTACAAAAACGATTACATCGTGGCGCTGGTGATGCACGGATTTAGCTGGACTTTCATGGTGATGCTCCCGATTGCGGCGTACATGGGCTTCAGCATTTCCGCCTCTTTCTACATTTGGTTCTTAACAAATTGGCTGATCCACTCAACTATCGACCACATGAAAGCAAATGTCCGTAGTATAAACTTGGTTCAAGACCAGACCGCTCATATTGTGCAAATCATTGTAACGGCTGTGTTTTTTCTTTGCGACTAAAGGGAGGACTAACTATGTGCAATAACTGTATTCACAAAATCGTCTGCTCCAAGTATATCGCCTGTGGCGAGGTGAAAAGCTGTGAGCATTTCAGGAATGACCATGCTGCATTAAAGAGATTTTATGCGCTTCGCAAGAGGGTGATGGATGCCATAGCTGAAGAAATTGAAAATGGCTGCAAAAGCTATGAGGGAGCATTTGAGTGGACAACCTGCTACCCCAATTACTTTGAGGATGAAAACGGAGTAATGAACGCAAACCACTTCGTGTTGACACTCCATTGCTATGTTTTAGGCCCAGCAAGGCACTACGATTGGCACGGAAAGACTATGAGCGAAGCCTTGGATAAGGCAGAAAAAGAAATCAGTTCGTTTATAGGCGGTGCTGATATGAGAGGTGATGATTGATGTCCCGGAAGAAAGAAATGGACAACCTGGCAAAGGATGCCGCTGCAGCGTTGGCCGCCGGAATGTCCTACGGCAGATGGAAAGCCATGCAAGGTGAGCCGAAAAAGATTGAAACGGTGGAGGGTATGCCCAAGGGTTGGCAGCGGTGCAAATGGTGCAACCGGATTTTCAAGCCAACCAAAAAAGGAAGGCAGCTTTACTGTGAGATTTCATGCCAAAGAGCAGCACAGGATTTCAGGGACAAGCAGAAGAAAGAGGGGGAGCAAAATGGGTCATAACGATTTAATCAAGCAGATGAAAAAGAGAGAGCGCCAAGTGTTTGCGGCAGGACTCAACATGGGAATGCAGATTGCCGCAGACTTTTTCCAGATGGCTTTGCGTGACCCCGAGGCGGTGGGTACTGATATTTTCGGTCGGAAGCGTATCGAGAGGCTAAATAATAAGACCATGGAACTGGACGACTACTTCAACCCCGCCTTTTCCAGCGATGTTGAGGCTGAACGATTCCAGGAGGAAATGGACCGTAAGCTCCGTGAAATCTATGAGGATGATTTGGTGCCTTTTAGAGAGAGGTATCCGTATCTTAATGATTTCAAGTATGACAAGCCCAAAAAGGGCTGGGTTTAAGAAAGGACAGGAAATGCGTACTATCAAAATCAAATATATGAGAGGCGTTCAGAAGATCGAGCGATTCAATGTGGGTGATTGGATTGATCTGAGAGCTGCCGAGGACGTCACCCTGAGTGCCGGAGAATATAAGCTGATCCCTCTGGGCGTGGCAATGGAATTGCCCAGCGGCTATGAGGCTCTGGTGGCACCCAGAAGCAGCACATTCAAAAAGTGCGGTATTCTGCTGGTGAACGGCATCGGCATCATTGATGAATCCTACTGCGGCGACAATGACGAATGGCACTTCCCTGCCCTGGCTATGCGTGATACGGTCATTCACAAAAATGAGCGTATTTGCCAGTTCAGAATCATTCAGCATCAGCCTCTCATTCACCTGAAGGAGGTAGAAGCCTTGGGAAATGCAGATCGTGGTGGCTTTGGTTCTACCGGCAAGTTCTGACATACAATAAACCACAAGTTTTGGGGTGAGCAGATGGATGCAAAGGACTATCTCAGGCAAGTTGAGATGCTGGATGCCATTATCAAAAACAAGTTGATCGAAAAGCAGCAGTGGATGGATATGGCTCTGGGCATCACCGCACAGATGGGCGGAGAGCGTGTGCAAGCCTCCGGGTCACAATCAAAGATGGCCGATGCGGTGGCGAAATGCGTGGACATGGAAGCGGAGATCGACAAGCTGATAGACAGATTGATTGAGCTAAAGAAAGAGGTTGTGGCGACCATCGAAAAGCTCCACAGCCCAATAGAATACAGTGTGTTACACATGAGGTACATACAGTTCAAAACATTGCAGGAGATCGCAGATCACTATAACCGGGACTATGGGTGGGCCACTACTACACATGGCCGGGCGCTGAAAAGTGTGCAAGTAATATTGGTTCAAAAAGATTTGTGACTTTTTGTGACTAAACAATATTTTTTGTGACTAGCTCATGTGATATAGTGTATTGTGAGAAACAACCGAAAGCACCTGGCCGAAACGCTGGGTGCTTTTTGTATTGCAAAGGACAAGGCTTATGAAACCTATTCGCTGTGATCTGCCCTACGCAGAAACCATCGAGATCCATCCGATGGCCGACTTGCACATTGGCGACAATATGTGCGATTTCAAGTTAATAATGGAACGCATCGAACACATCAAGAACACGCCAAATGCGTATTGCATTTTGGACGGTGATCTGATGGATACGGCCATTGCTTCCAGCGTGGGTGATACCTATGGCGCAAACCTGCAGCCTATGGAGCAGCTGAAACAGTGCGTGAAGATATTTGAGCCGATCAAGGACAAAATCCTCTGCGTATTGCCGGGCAACCATGAGGGGCGAGTGTACAAAAGTGATGGTCTTGACATTACGGAGCTGATGTGCGCCCAGCTGGGCATCCCGGAGAAATACTCCCCTACTACTGCGTTTCTGTTTATTCGCTTTGGAAAAAGCTCACACGCCAGACATGGGCGGCCTATGTATTACACAGCCTATGTGACCCACGGATCTGGTGGTGGCAGAAGAGAGGGCGGCAAGGTAAACAGATTGGCAGACCTGGCTTCCATTGTGGATGCCGATATTTATATCCACGCACATACCCACCTGCCGCTGGTATTCAAGGAAGCCTATTTCCGAGTAAACGGCGGCAATTCCTCCGTGGCGCTGGTTGATAAACTGTTTGTCAATGCAGCGGCTTCTCTGAACTACGGCGGATATGGTGACAGACAAGGATTCAAGCCTGCATCAAAGCAATCCCCGGTTATCTATTTGGATGGCCACAAGAGGGATATGTGGGCGAAGCTATAAACAAGCACCAGCGGAAGATCATTGGGTGAGTGATTGACCGTAAAATACCGTCCTCTCCTACGGGGCGGCCAATCGGGTCGCCTATGGTGCATTACTTAAAAGAAAGGGCGTGAGAGTATGCTGACAGCAAAGCAAGAAGCATTTGTACAGAATATCATACAAGGAATGAGCCAAGCAGATGCATATCGCTCTGCCTATCCTAACCAGAAGATGTCCGATAAGACCGTATGGGAAACAGCAAGTAAGTTGATGGCTAATCCCAAGGTCATCACAAGGCTAGAAGAACTTCGGAAGGAACTTGCTACACCTGCAATTATGACGGCACAGAAACGCCTAGAATGGCTCACAGATGTCATCAACGGAGAGAATGACATCAATGCAAAGCTGAAAGCCGTGGACATTATGAATAAGATGCAGGGCGAGTATGTGCAGAAGGTTGAAACGGAACTGAAGAACGCCGTGAACATCTGCATAGAATTGAGTGATGACTGATGGATGTAAACATTAAAATCAGCAAAAAGGTATTCAACGATGTGTACCTGCCCTATTTGGATAATTGGGATCGCTATTTGGTGTTCTATGGCGGCGGTTCTTCCGGCAAGAGCTATTTTATCGCACAGTTTCACATATTCCGGCTGCTGCATCCATCCCGGTATAATCTGTTGATCGTCCGCCAGACCGGCGACACCAACAGAAAATCCACCTTCCCCCTATTAAAGCAGGTCATTTCCAACTGGAACCTGGCAGAGCATTTCAAGATCAACGAAAGCGACATGAGAATTGTCTGCAAATTAACGGGCAATGAGGTAGCGTTTGCGGGTCTGGACGATGTAGAAAAGATCAAATCCATCACCTTCTCCAACGGCGAATTGACGGAGATATGGATCGAAGAAGCGACAGAGTGCCAAGAGGCAGATATAAACCAGCTGAAAGTTCGTTTGCGTGGTGGTAAATCGAAAAAGCAGATGATACTCAGCTTCAACCCTATCAACATCCAGCATTGGATTAAAAAGCATTTCATCGACAGCGGACTGGCTACAGTCTGCTTTTCTACTTATAAGGACAATAAGTTTCTGACAGACGATGACCGCAAGGCGCTGGAGGATTTGAAATACACCGATGAATACACCTATGAGGTCTACTGCTTGGGCAAGTGGGGCATTTTGGGCAAGACAGTATTCGATGCCAGGGCCATTCAAAAGCGGCTGGACGAGATACCAAAGCCCTTAAAGACAGGCTATTTTACCTACGATTATGACGGCCTGCGGATCAGCAATATCAAATGGGTGAATGACCGGGATGGATATATCAAAATCTATCAAATTCCCAATGTGCCGCAGATGACAGAGTATTGCATTGGCGGCGATACCGCCGGTGAAGGCAGCGACTATTTCACAGGCCATGTGCTGGATGCAAGAACTGGTGAACAGGTGGCGCATCTGAAGCATCAGTTCGATGCAGACCAATATACAAGACAGATGTATTGCCTGGGAATGTACTACAAAAACGCTCTGATCGGCATTGAGGCCAACTTTGATTCTTACCCGATTATGGAGCTGCAGCGATTAGGCTATCCGAAACAGTATGCAAGAGAAGCCCAGGACACCTACACCGGCAGAACGGAAAAGAGATTTGGTTTTAAGACCACTTCCCTCACCCGGCCTACGGCAATATCCCGGCTCATAGAGGTGGTCAGAGAACACTGCGACACCATCAATGACAAGGAAACGCTGGAAGAACTGCTGACCATTGTGCGCAACGAAAAGGGCCGCATTGAGGCACCAGAGGGCGGACATGACGATGACATGATGGGCCTTGCAATCGCACATCAGATAAGAGAGCAGGTTGTATTTGCGAATGACCCGATCACGGTGAATCCGCAGTACAACTTCAACCTGGAAAGACAGTACCAAACGCAATATGACTACGGCGAGAGCATTGTTGTGGTTTAAGGAGGATATATGGAAGTAGTAACGATTCTGGCTATGGGCTTTGTGTGTATCGCCTGCTTTATGATCGGCGCAAAGGTGGGCCAGCAGACCGCCAAGGGCGAAAAGGTGGAACTGCCTACTGTAAATCCCATGGAGGCTTACCGGGAACGGGAGGCTAAGAAGGAAGCCAAGAAAGAGCAGGACAAACTGGACACCATCATGCGCAACATTGAGTCCT